ACTAATGGCTTTTGCCGCTGTCATTTCAGCAGTGGTCAGGCTGGCAATGTTCTGCTTTTCGTTCTGGTCGGATGTCTGAATGGTGCCGGTGGTTGCATAAACATCGTCAAAACGTAGGCTTGCCGCACCTAAGTCAACGTTGTCATCGCTTCCCTGCCCCGATGCGGTAACTGGAACAATTTGTGCGTTACTTCCAGAATGTCCAAACCGCAAGCCTCTAGCCGTGCCAGCAATATAAGCATAGCTTTCGTTTGTGCCAATACTGCCCACTGCACTATTGTCTTTTTGCAAAAATACAATGTCACCATCGCTACTTTTTCTATTTAGAACGAGTGGCCCATTACCATCCATTGTAAATGCTGCTTGGCCGGTAGTCCTTAGTGTACATCCAACAACATCAGAGCCGCTGTCACTTTTACCGATGAGCAGATAGTTGGTGTTACCTTCAATAAACAAGTGATGTGAAGAAACCGAACTTTCAACACGGAAGTCTAAGTCTCGTGCTTCTTGATTTATTACAGTGCCATCGTAATCAATATCTATGCGGCTGCGGTCAGTGCCGGATACCATTGTTCTAATATCTAGCCTTGCTTGCTCTGCACCTGTTGCCGCACCAGAGGACGCAGCAATAAGCCCTTCAAATTTAATATACTCATGCTGTGCGCCAGAATCGTTTTCACCATCCCAGCGTATAAATCCTAGAGCATCACTGTTAGCAGGGCTTGCGGAGTTACGATAGAGCAACAACTCAGGGCCACGAGAACCGTCAGCGTCGGTAGATACAAGAGTTAGCTGCGGGTCATTGTCGGCAGTTGTAATCGTGCAGCCGTCAGTTGCGGTGAAGCCACCTGTGATGTCCACGCCTGTGCTGGTGGTGGCGAATTTAATGGAGTTATCATGGCGAAGTGTTACGGCACCATCTGCAACAGCATCTAACATAATCTCGCCGGTATATTTTTTTATGTTAAGTGCTGCGTTGGCTCTAAGGTTTAAAGTTCCAGTGCCTGCATCATCAATATATGAGTTAGAACCGTCGTGGTAAATCTGTAAGTCAGACCCCGCACCCATCAAAATCTTAGCTGAATCTGGGAACAGGATGTCATCCGTACCAGTTGGCACAGAAAACACTGTAGCATCCGCATCGTTCTTCAGCGTGATGTCGCTGGTGCTACCCTGACCTGTCAGGATAAGCCCCTCTGCACTGGTAAAGCCAAGAGCAGCCGCATCACCAGATGCAGTATCACCTGAAGGGTTTACGGTGCCAGTAACTTCAGCATCACCATTTACAGTGAGGCTGTCCGCAGTGTTAAATCGTTGTATCCCTGCACCAATATACGGCATTAGGTAATCTCCATGATGCTCATAGTTACGCTAGCCTTGTCAGCAACAGAACAGTCAATCTGAATCTTGTCTGTTGTTTCAAGGACCACCTTGTTACCGGAAAGGATTTCAAGAGATGAACCCACAGGAAGTGGGGCATCTTTCAACAAGAATGTTGTCGTGTTGGTTGCAGTGCGCCCACCGCCCGATGTATCACTGACCAGCTTCACACTTACTGTGACTTGGCTGGTGTGTACGTTTGAAAGCACCATACCCAAAATGATTGTGGTGGTACTGCCGGGGCAGGTGTAAAGGTCTTCTGGAGTACCGCTTGAGGCTGGCATAACGTCATGCGATACAACTTTGAATGTATTAGCCATTTATTTCTCCAAATTGTAGTATAATTATACCATACTCATAACGCTTTGTCAAGCATTTATTGCATCAGCCCAGTGCGATTGCAAGGGCGGTAGCCTCGTTAGCGATTACTGTATTCAATGCAGTTCCGTTAACTGTGATTGCATCAGCTTCTAATGTGCCGTCAATGTCGGCATCACCTGACACATCCAGAGAACCTGCATCAAGTTCACCTGTCAGTGTAATGTTTCTGAAGCTAGATACATCCTTGTTGGCATCTACTGTTACAACTTTGCTTGCAACCACTGTGCCTACAGAAGCACCTGTATCGCTGTAGTTGAGTTCTGCTGCTGTTGCAGTAACGCCGTCAAGAATATTAAGTTCTGCTGCCGTAGATGTCACACCGTCCAAGATGTTTAGTTCTGCAGCGGTTGATGTTACGTTAGTCCCACCGATGTCGAGCGTTGTCATTGACACTTCACCGGCTACAGTCAAGACCCCATTTGCTACCGTCATCAAGTCGGTATCATCAGTGTGACCAATAGTGCTGCCGTTGATAACAACGTCGTCAATGTCGAGTGACCCACCAGTAATCAAACCAGTGGTTGTGATTGTAGAAGAGCCGGTGTCAATATTACCAAATCCGCTGGTAATTGAGCCAGAGTCCAATGCTCCTACAGTGGTAATATTAGAGGTTGTGTCAAGTGCGCTTTCAAAGAATGTTTCAAAATCAGAAAGTGCGACCTGCTTCATCGTGCCATTGTCGTTAACGATAACACGGTCAGCAGCAGCAAGTGTGGTTGAAGTAGCAGACGTATCGCCGTCGATGATATTAATTTCGGCTGCTGTGGCAGTTACACCGTCGAGGATATTTAACTCTGCTGCTGTTGAGGTAACATTGGTGCCGCCAATATCTAGCGTTGTCATAGAAACTTCACCAGCTACAGTGACAACGCCATTGGCAACAGTAATCAGGTCAGTGTCGTCTGTATGGCCGATTGTTGAGCCATTAATTACAACATCGTCAATATCAAGTGAGCCACCTGATATTAAACCTGTGGTTGTGATAGTTGATGAACCAGTGTCAATTGTTCCAAAGCCAGATGTAATAGAACCAGAGTTTAGTGCGCCGGTTGTGACAAGATTAGGCATTGCCGTAATTTCGTCATCAAAATAGGCGGCAAGGTCAGTGACCGCCACCTGTTTCATGGTTCCGTTATCATTAAATACTACACGGTCTGCGTCAGCTACAGTAGTAGAAGATGCAGATGTGTCGCCATCCATGATGTTTAATTCTGTTGCCGTAGCTGTAACACCATCCAAGATGTTCAGTTCAGCAGCAGTCGATGTCACATTAGTACCACCAATGTCTAGTGTAGTAACGCTTATTTCACCAGCAACGGTTGCAATACCATCTGCTAGTGTTATTAAGTCTGTATCGTCTGTGTGTCCAATGGTTGCACCATTGATGTTAATGTTGTCAATAACAGCTTGTGTAATAGCACTGTTGGTGCCAAGTGTAGCACCATCAATAGAACCACCGTCAATGTTAGCAGTGTCTGCTACAAGAGCATCTGTAGTCACAGTGCCGTCAAAGAAAGCGTCTTTAAACTCTACAGAACTTGTGCCTAAATCAATGTCGTTGTCTGTTACAGGAACAATGGCACCGTCTTGGAACCGTACTTGTTCTACTGTAGAACCTGCACCACCTGCATCTACAAACACACCTACACGATTGTTTGTGTCATCTACTACAACTTTGTTTAATGGTGTTGCTACGCCGGGGTCACCAATCAAGCCAATGACCGGACCTTCAGCGGCTGTGCCATCATGCTTGTGTCCAGACGTATTTACAAATGCTGCCAGTATTTGATTAAATTCATTGTTACTGTCGGCAGCATTAATAACGTCGCCGTCTGTGTAGGATGACTGTCTAGTATAACCTGCCATTAGCGTCTTGCTCCTGCATCAAATTCTAATTGAAAACCTTTAAGTGTATACGGCGCGGATGTTGCATTGTCTACCACACGCATTGCTACTGCAAATCCACTGCCCTCTACAGGCTGTCTAGTCAGTGGGTTAGATTGACCACCGTATGTTGCCGTGCCATATACAGACGTGCCGTACAATGCCACAACTGTTGAACTGTCAAACGGATATGCCTCTGGTCTTGCGGCATCAGGCGACTCATAGTCATATCGTAAAAACAAATCAGAGTTTAGTGCGCCTGTTGGTGAATAGTTAATAATCACACGTTGAAAGTTTTTACGAATACCTGCGTCACCCATTGTCATATCCGGTGAGCGATAGCGTCCTATAATATCCGTGCCATCAAATTGATTGCTTTGTTCTTGCCGGTACACAAATCCATCAGCAGAGCCGTGAAGTACAAATGTTTCACCTTGTGCCGTAAACGAGTCTGTGCAAGAGGGCTTAATACCCTTCAGTGTGGCAAACTCATAGCCTTGTTGTTTACGAACTGCAATGACGCCTGTTGTAGCCTCTTCAGCGAGTGAGCCAGTTTTAAACAAACGATATTGTGTTTTATCTGGAACCACCACGCTATCAAATTCATCTACGTCAGTATCGGTAAACAACTCTTTGACATTGCTTGATATAGTTCCCAATTCAACATCGTTAATTCTTTCAGTACCAGCAACGGTGCGAAGACCATCTCGCCCAAGGAATATGATGTCACCGGCAAGTTCTTGGACAGTAAAGCCGTTAAGACATCCGATATCTCTTGTAATTGGTTGAAGTACAAAGTCTGCAATTGTGTTGCCTGTCAGTCTGTATATACGTTCTTCGCCAAAGATAATCAGTTCGTTACGAAATGGAAACAGTGCGGTTATCTGACTATCAATCCGAAGACTACCTGCACCATTGGCTGTGCTAAAGTCACTATCCGTAAATGGAGCAGTAAATATTACTTCTTCTGGATTTGCACTATGTCCCGCAAAAAATAGTGCGTCTTTAAATCCTGTAACAAACTTAGGGTTAGATGGTGCGCCTGTAGCATTAAGGTCTGTTACAGTGCTGCCGTCGTACTTCGTTGCATGATTAGCACCGTCTGCCCAAACAATAAACTCTGTACCAGCTAAATTATAACGGTGATGGGTATACTTACCTGCACTGGTACGTCCTGTGTCAATTTCTGACCAGCTACCACTCGTGCCAGCCTCAAACACTTTTGTGCCACGTGCAGCAATAACTTTGTTGTTGCCGTCAAAGAACGCAGCCATCAAAACTTTTTCAGTAGCAGATGATGTCTGCGGAACAATGTTACTGTTCCATTTGGTAAAGCCGTTAATACGTCTGTATCCACCACTAACGTCCGGCTCAAAGTTTTCTAGTTCAAGAGCCATGCCGGGTTGCATCTTAAATGTAGGCTGGTCAAGAACAAGTCCACCTTCACACGCAAACACATAAGGGCTAAGTTGTGCTTCATCAGCCATGTGTTACGCTCCTGATGGGAAAATAGATACGCCGTACCTCTGTGAGTGCGGAAGATATGTTGACCGCACATAGCTAAAATCTCTGTTAATAAACAGGCTTTGCATGTGTTTAATGCCGTCTTCAAATCGGGCAAAGTTGATGCCGTACTGTTGCGCCTCTCCACGATACTGATAACCGTAGGCTGTTGCACCATCTACAATCACCTGACGAAACTGTTCAGGAATAGTTGGTGCGTCAGTAGCGGCAGACAAAGCAGTGGGTTTTACATATGCGTCATACTTTAATTCATATGCTTTATCAGGATACGGAAACAGTCCATAATTATTATCTGGTGTTCTAAATACGTAGATAGGCACACCTCCCACATCAGAGGTAGTCTCTTGGTCAATGTACTTATCCACGTACTCTTTATATTCCATGACACGTAGGCTTACACCTGCCGTGCCAAGAGTGTCGTCTTTACTTATGCGGAATGTTTCGTAGTCCACATTATAGATAGTGGCACCAAGAGAATAACGTGTGGTGCCAGCTACAAGAGTTTCGGT